GTATCGGTGGATGAACCACAAAAGATTCGAGGTATGAAACGTGATTACCTCTATTGTAACGAAGCCAATGAATTAAAGATAGAGGATTGGAACCAATTAATCTTTAGAACAACTGACAAGGTTATCTGTGACTTAAACCCATCTGATTTAAATTCTTGGGTCTATGACTTGGAGAAACGAGATGATTGTTATCTATTCAAAACAACATGGAGAGATAATCCATTTGTATCAGATACCATCATCAAGGAATTGGAATCACTCAGAGAAAAAGATGAGAACTTATATCGAATCTATAACTTGGGTGAGAAAGGTATTGCAACCCAATTGGTGTTCACCAAATTTAATACTATAGAGCAAATCCCAAATATGAAACTATTAGGTCGAGGAATGGACTTTGGTTACAATTCTCCAACAACCCTAATTGAGGTGTATAAGGACGAAGATAATTTGTATTTCAGGGAATTACTCTATACCAAAAATAAAACAATGCCAGATATCATTTATCAAATGGAACAGTTGGGTTTTGAAAAGACCGATACCATATGGTGTGATTCTGCATTACCACAAAATATTGAAGAATTAAAACGAGCTAGATTCAATGTAAAACCGGTTAACAAAAAATCTATTTTACATGGGATTGATTTGATTAAACGTCATCATATTTTTATTGAACAATCTTCAACAAATACGATTAGAGAATTTCAATCATATAAGTTCAAAGAAGATAAGGATGGTCAACTATTGGATGTTCCCGAAGATGACCATAACCACGCAATCGATGCCATAAGATATGTGCTCGAATCTGAATTAAATAAAAAGAGTGGAACACTTAAAATATTATAATGGAAAAAGTAGAACTGTTTATAAACGACAAACCAATATTTGTACCTGATGAAATGACATTAGGGATATATCAAAAATATATGACCAATTCTGAATTGTATGAAAAAGATACAATCTTATTTATGTCATTATTAAGTGGTATTCCTGTCAACGATTTAAAGAATTGTAGTACAGATGAAATTGAAATATTAGATTTCTTTTTAAAGACAAGAATTAAAATACCTGAAAAACAAGAATTAATATTAACATTTGATTATGATGGTGTTAGTTATGGTTTGGAAAATGATTGGTCCAAATTAGCATGGGGTGCATGGGTAGATTTTGAAGTATATTCTGCTGGAGATATCTATCAAAACTTACATAAAATAATGGCAATCTTATATAGACCAGTAATTAAAAAAGGAACATTTAATGTTAAAAAATATAAGATAGTTCCATATAAAAGTGAGGAAATTGAAGATAGAGCTGAGATTATGAAAAATGTACCTGTTTCTTATTGGTTAGGAGCCGCACAGTTTTTTTTTTCAATCGCGTCAATGTGCATAAAAAATATGGCGGATTCTTTGAATATGCAGAACAAGATGAACGAGAAGATAATGATGAAATGGAACAAACTCCCAAAATTCCTGCAAAAGAAGCTACCGCTCGATTCTATTTTAATCTCACCTATCAACTCGCGAAAGAAGACATTACAAAATTTGAAGAAGTAGAGAACATGAATTTATTCATTTGTTTAAACGTTGCATCAATTATGAAAGAAAAATATCTTAAAGAATTGGAACAACACAGAAAGATGGAACAAAAATACCAGATGAATAGAAGATAAGATTATTTATAAGAATAAAAAACCATGATAAAATACGTAACATATCATAAAATCATCGACTTATTGGAATCGGTCCAACAAGCATCACCAAGAATGAAATCATTTGCTCAGGGTGATATTGTTTATTTCGCTGATTCAATGAGTGGAAATACCATCCAATATCCATTGATGTTCGCAACACCATTGGCGATGAGTTATGATGAGAATACAACAACCTATCAGATGTCCATCATATTTGCGGATATTGTTCACACAGATTTATCCAATGAGGTTGATGTGGTAACAGATATGGAATTGGAAGCCAGAAGTCTATTATCTCAAATTAAACGAGGTACATTGATTGATAAAGTGGATTGTATATTACCAGCAACATCAACACCATTCTTTGAAAGATTTAATGACCACGTTGGTGGGGTTGTATTGGACGTATCCTTAATCGTATTTGAAGATATCAACGCATGTGAACCATATCCATCACCAAGTGTAGCTGTAAGTCCAACACCATCAGCAAGTGTAACCCCAACTCCAACAATTACATCTTCACCAACACCATCCGTATCTGTAAGTCCATCAAGAACTCCAAGCCTTACTCCAACTCCAACAATTACAACTTCACCTACACCAACTCCCACAGTAACACCAAGTGGTACAATCACAACACAATATCTTACTGCAGTACCTCAAGGTTCTAATAATGTAGATTTTCGTTTATGGCAAAATAGTGGACATACAGTAACAGCACAAGCAATATGTAATATAACCATTGGATTTAGCATAACAGGAAACTTAGGTGGTACTGCTACAAGTACAACAGTAATGGCAACAAATGACCATCAACATGTAGTTAACATAAATTCTTTAATTCCTGGCGAAACATTGGCATCTGTTGTAATAAATTCTGTTACACCAGCATGTGGATTCTATAATGTAGTATATTAATGGAAGAAAAAATCTTACAGGAGATAGCCCAATTGTTGCAGAATAATATTCAAGGTCAACTTAAAAAACCTTATCCTGCAAAAACATTCTCAGGTCAAAACAAACCTGTAAGTGGTATTGGTAGAACGCCAGTATCTCCAAGATATGCATCAGGTAATTTATACAAACAAACAAGAGTATATTGGGAAACAGATTTTGAAGATGGCCAACCTAATTTGGTTGTTGATTTCGGTGATGCCGATTATTGGGAATTTGTTAACTACGGTAGAAGACCTGGTAGATACCCACCATTATTGGCTATCGATAAATGGGTTAGACAAAAACCCGGTATTGAGGGTATCAGAGATGAAAAGGGACGATTTGTTTCAAGAAAATCTTTGGTATTCTTAATAAGAAGAAGTATCGCACAATATGGATATTATGGTATTCAATTCATTGACAAAGCCGTTCAAGAAACGATAGAACAAATTACAGCAAAATTAGAAGATGCAACAGTGAAATACTTTGAAAGATTATATGATGAAGGAAGAATATTCCCAAGAAGTAATACTAACAGACCTTAAAAAAATTAAATAATGGCTCAATTAATAACAATAACACATACCCCTCCAACATTCAGTCCTGTGTATACGGATGGATTGTTTTTTACAATTACTACATTAACAAATTATCCCAAATTTAGATTTGTCTATGATTTGTATGTAAATGGAGATAATGTTTTCTCAGGTAAAGCTACACCAAACCCATTTGGATTAGGGATAGTTGATGTATCAAAAATCTTAAAAAATTATGTAAATAATTTACCATTATCTTACTATGAAACTACACCAATTTATACCCATGAAACATTCCCATTTTCAAGACCATTAGAGGATAACGTAATTCTTTATGAACTTAAATTTGGATATGAATATGCGGCAGATGAAATATCACCTGTAACTGGTTTCACAGGTAATGGTGAATTGATTTATAACCCAACCACAAACGAATATAGTTTGGATGGTGATAGAGGATTACCAGCTGTAAGTTCGGGTAACTTCAAAACCTACCAAGCAACCATGGGTGTGAACGGTAGAGCTACCCAACAAACCTTTGATATGGGTCCATTTATTCTATCGGGAACCCCGATGAATATGAATCCAACAACCACAGGATTATTCTTAACCAACTCACCAAGAACAAGAGACATTCAACCAACAGAATATTACACATTAGGTTTTACCAATTATTACATTGACCAAGTTAACCTATCTCAACCTTACTATTCTGAATATAAATTCTATGACTTTGATGGTAACTTAATTGATACCCGACAATATCAAAACGTATATTCCAATGGTGGTGGTCCAATGACCGATTGTAATTACGTATATCAGTCGTATTACAACATCATTCCAAAAACAGATACAGAATATAACACATTGTATTTGGGCGCAGGACCGATGAACATCGATGACTTCCCAAGTAATACTGCACAATATACTGTTCAGTTATTTGGAAACTTCACAGGTTCAACATTACCTCCAACACCAACCCCATCACCTACTCCAACCCCAACCACAACACCAGTAATTTGTAATGGATGTTCTGAAATATTAGTAGAAAACCAATCATTGAGTAGTGGTCAATTTACATTCCTTGATTGTGATACAAGAACAAGACAAACGTATACATTACCTGGCGGTACTGGTATACAAATTTGTGCATGTAATGACTCAATCAATATATTGAATCCTGGTATTGTTTACACAGTTGGAACAGCTTGTGGAATCAAACCATGTGTAAGTTGTGATTCAGTAACAATCTATAATAACCAAACAGGAACCACAGCGAGTTTTGCTTTGTTTGATTGTAACACAAATAGTTGGCAGACATATACATTACCACCTCAAACAGGTCAGGTATATTGTGCATGTTCTGAAAACATTTATACATACT